GACGCCAGGCAACCAGGGCGAACCTTATGCCTCCCCTCCCTGAAAGGGAGGGGCCGGGGGTGGGTACGCCGCGCAGCGGCGCTCCGCCGTCGATAAGTCGGAAAATTATAGCGCTGCGGCCTTCTCCGTGCAGGTCCCACTGAAGAAGGCATCATGGCCATCCTCTTGGCCTAGACTGTGATGACTTTGCCCTGACCCACACCGTCATTGCGAGCGCAGCGAAGCAATCCATCGCGCACCAGTGGATTGCTTCGCTCCGCTCGCAATGACGATTCAATAGGAAATCATCTCGCTCTAGCACATGCGTCGCCCTCTGCTCCGCAATCCGGCCCACACTGGCCATTTCTACCGCCTGGGCCACACCCATCGCGGCGGATCGGCATCCTCGGCGCGGGTCTCGCCCAGTTGCTTCGCCAACCGTATCTCCTCTATCCCCCCGTCGCGCCGCAGCCCCTGGATTAGCCTTTCGCTATGCGACACCAATATGATCTGCGTCCGTGCCGACGCGCGCGCCAGCAATCGCGCCAGCGGCGCCAGCAGCGCGGGATGCAGGCTCGCTTCCGGTTCGTTCAGCACCATGATGTCGGGCGGTCGCGGCGACAGCAGCGCCGCCGACAGCAACAGATAGCGCAGCGTCCCGTCCGACAATTCCCGCACATGCAGCGGCCGCAACAGGCCGGGCTGGCGCATTTTCATCCCCGCCCTGCACCTGCACCTGGGAGCCGGGAAAAGCATCCTCGATCGTCTCTTCCAGTTCCTCCCGCTCGCCGATCGCCAATATGGTCGCGATCGCGGCGGCGAGATCGCCGCCATCGCTGGCCAGCACCGGCGTATAGGTCATCACCTGCGGCCGCCGCGCCGGCGCGTCCGCGTCGGTGCGCAGATTGTCGTAGAAGCGCCAGTTCCGCATCCGCTCCCGCATCAGCAGCAGTTCCAGCCCGTCGACCGGATCGGCGCAATGCGTGACCATGCTGTCAAAGGCGGAAAGTTCGCCGGAGGCATGCCGCCATTGCCCGCTATCGGCCCGACGCAGGCTAACCATGGGCGCCCGCCGCTCGGCAAAGAGATTGGCGCGCCCCAGCATCTCGCCGGTCCACATCGCCTCGACCTTGATTTCCGGGTCGCGCTGGAAAGGATGGGTCGGGTCCGGCAATCCCAGATCGACCGCATAGCCGAAATCCGCACCGGCAAAGCCCAGCCGTAGACTGACCGGCCCCGTTCGCACCGTCCCCTGCACCGCCTGCCGGCCGCTCAGCATCTCCCGGCTGAACCGCTCCGGCCCCGCCCACAGGGTAGAAGATAGCCCACCCTCCGCCGCCAGCGACGCAACCAGTCGCCCCTGCGCCGTTTCCGCCAGCAAAACCGCAAAGCACGATAGAGGCTCGACTTGCCGCTGCCATTGGCGCCCGTGATCAGGGTGAGTTGCCCCACCTCCAGCACCACATCGCGCAGGGACCGATATCCCGAAACAGCCAGCCGCGTAATCAGCAACGCCTTCTCCCTGCTCTGCCCTGATCGACAGGGCACGCCCCGGATCATCTCGATAGCAGACACTCTGAACATAAGGCCGCTCTATCCGCTTCTCCACTTCGCTCAAAGCGAACGAAAGTTTTGGGCTGGCCTCAATCTCATCCCGCTCCGGCGATCGGCCCGGCTCTCGCCCATGCCAGTCACAAGCCAAGAGCCTCCGCCGCCATTAACCGGTCCACCACCCACAACGAAAAAGGGGCCAGTCTTGCGACTGGCCCCTCTTCTGCTTTCCATCCCGAAGGAGGGAAAATCCGATTACATGCCCGCGCCCGGACCGTAGCTGATTTCCACGCGACGGTTCTGGACTTCGCGAACGCCATCCGCGGTTTCGACGCGCGGCTTCGATTCACCGAAGGCCTGGGTGGTCATCACGCCGTCAGGGATACCCTTCGAGGCGAGATAAGCCTTGGTCGAGTCAGCGCGACGCTGCGACAGGCCGACGTTGTACGAGGCCGAGCCCGACTTGTCCGCGTGACCTGCCAGCATGACCTGCGCACTGCCGCAGCTGCTGTAGGCCGAAACCGCGTTGTCCAGAATGGTGGCGGCGTCAGGCGTGATGTCCGACTTGTCCCATTCGAAGAACACGATGTACGGTCCAGGGTTGCACTCCACAGCCGGCGGAGGCGGCGGCGGGGGAGGCGGCGGGGGAGGCGGCGGCGGCGGGGGAGGCGGCGGCGGGGCCGGCTCGGCAGCAGCGCCGAAGTTGTAGGTCAGACCCAGCAGCAGGCTATGCGTGCGCAGACGGGTTTCGGCGTTCGAACCGGCCTGGCCATAGATGCTCTGGTAAGCCGGGATCAGCTTGATGTCGTCCTGATTGAAGAAGCGATACTTCAGCGAGACGTCAACATTGCTGGTGACCGGGTAGCGGACGCCCGCAATCGCCTGCCAGGCGAAGCCGGTGTCGCTGTCGTTCAGGATGTCCGAAGCCATCTTGGCGCGCGAAACGCCAACACCGCCGCCGACAAAGCCCTGCAGGCCGTCATCGGGACCGAAGTCGAGCAAGCCGTTCAGCATGAACGAGAGAGCCGAAGTCGCGCCGCCGAAGCCGCCGCCGGTGCCACCGAGATCGATCTTGGCGCGCTTGTAGGCCGCTTCGGCCTCCAGGCGGAAACCACCGAAATCATAGCCGATGTTGGCGTCGAAATCATAGCCCTTGTGGTAGTCGATCGACGGAACGGTCGAGCCACCGGGAGGGACGGAGTCAAAGGTCAGGTTCTGGTCTTCGACGAGCAGGACGCCGGCGTCGACGCCAACATACCAGCTGTCATCGCGCGCGAAGGCCGGGCTGGCCAGGGCACTAGTCGCAAGAGCAGCCGCGAGGGCAAGCTTCCGCATTTGAATTCCCCTTTCAAAAGTGTCACGAAGGACTGCTGAAACCCTGTATCCGGAAGAAGGTTTCATGGCAAGTCCACAATTAGTGAAACCGTTGCAAAAATAACGCACTAGCCGGTCTTCTGACGTCGCGACAAGCTAATGGCAAGGAATTCTAGACTATTGACGCACCACCGCAACAAGAAAAACACAGAAGCGTAATATTAGGCTACAATCAGCCCATGAGCCCGCAGCGCGGATAGAATGGTCGCCAGCGTTGTTCGCGCTTCGACATCGATAACAGCCCCGCCGATCGGCGCCGGGATCGCTGCCTGACGGGCGGCAATCACACGCTGATCGTCCACATACAGGCCATCACTGCGCACCGCACTGTCGCGCCAGTCGGTCCCGTCATGAAAAAGTCGGTGCCCCCGGTCCGCGACATCCATCGCCACCCCCGCCCGCGCCGCCACGAACCGCCAGCCGCCCTCGCTCCAGACGGCGATCGCCCCCGCCTGCCCGGCCCAGGCCCCGCTCGCCCCCGCCGCCACGATCCAGCATTGTCCGATTTCCGGCGTGCCCGGCGGGTTCGCCACGTCCGCGCTTTCCGCCCGCCCATGCAGCAGCGCATCGACCAAGGTCAGCGCCTCATTGTGAAAAACTTCCTTCTGCGCCTGCCCTGCAAACAGCAAAGGCAGCGCCCATCGCGGCGTCATATCCATGATCATAGTCCCTTTTCAGATTTTCACAGATTAAGAGCGATCATCGCCGCCCGCCCCATGGCCAGCGTGCCGATCTGCGCCACCTCGACTGCCCAGTCCGCACCCGCGGCACCATCCGCTGCGATCATCGCCGCGTCATAGGTCCAGCCCGGCACGCCGGTTTCCACGCTCCGCACCACGCGCTCGCCGTCCAGCACCCGCACCCGATAGCGCTCGCTTTCCTCGCCCAGCGGCACGTCCCCGCCATTGCTCCAGCGCCATCCGGCCCGGCTGCGCCTGACCCAGCCGACCACCCGGCCACCGTCCTCACCCCGCACCGTCAGATGCACCGGCGCCGGCGGGATCAGCGCCTCGCCCCGGATCGGCAGCCCCGCCTCCACCGGCTCGACATCGCCCAGCCCGATCGCCGCCACCCGCAAGGTACCGCCCACATCCCCGCTCGCCCCCAGCGCCGTCAGCGGCTCGACCAGCCGATCCTCCTCGATCAGCAGGAAGCGCTCGCCCGCGCCATGCGCTGTCATCGCCCACTCGCTCCCGCGCAGCCCCCGCCGCAGCCCGCTGAGCCGCCAGCTTGCCGGCCCGATCCGCTCTGCCGCCTCATACTGGAGCAATTCCTCGCCCAGCAGGCACAGATTCCGCCCCTGCGCCAAAGCCGCCTCATCCGCGCCGCTCAGGTCCATATCTTCCGCCAGCAGCGTCACCAGCAGCGCCTGCTCCCGATCCACCAGCACCCGGCTACCGTCCGGTAGCGCCGCATCCGCCACCCCCATCACCGCCCGCCCGGCACTCCGTCCGATCGCGCTGGCCTCGCCGCTCTCGCTCATCACAAACAGCGCCGCGCTGCGCCAGCCCGCCCCGCCACTTGCCGCCGCCACCAGCAAAGGCGCGCTCGCCACCCCATCCCGTAACGGCGGCAGATCCGCCAGCATCAGCGTCGTCACCCCATGCGGCGCATCCACCTGCCGCATGATCGCGCCCGAAGACGCGCCCGTCGGCAGCGCACCGCCCGCCCCCGGCACCCGCCGCAGCGACAGCCGCACCGCCATCGCCTCCCATTCCCGCTCCTCGATCCGCCACAGCGCCGGCACATCCTCCACCGTCACCACCATGCCCGGCGCCAGCGTCAGCGCGCTCCAGTCACAGCGCAGCGCCATCGTCGCCCGCCCGGTCCATGACGCACACAGTCGCACCGCCGCCAGCGCCCGCGCATCGTCCGCGCCCATCACGACTGGCAGTTCCATCCCCTGCTCCTGCCGCCCCGGCCCCGGTCGCACTACCCGCTGCACCCCCGCCTGATAGTCCCGCGCCGCATCATAATGGCGCAGGCTCAGCGCCACCGGCACACCATCGGCCGCCCCGCCCGATCGCTCGACCGGATCGATCGCCTGCCCGTTGATCCGCCGCGCCAGCATCTCCGCGCCGATCGCCCCCTCGGCCGCGCCCGCCGCCCGCAACTGCAATCCCGCCTCCCCCGTCCCCAGCGCCAGCCCCTGCGCCTCGACCAGCGGACCGATCGCCGCCCCGATATCGGCCCCGCCCGCCGCAAAGCCATTCAGCGCCGCCAATCCAGTCCCGCCCAGCGCCCCGTCGCTCAATTCCGCCGCGACAGCCTCGATCGCCACGGCCCCCTCATCCGCCGCCACCTCAAAGGTCAGCGACGGAATCCGATTGCCATAATCGGCCAGCGCCAGATCCTCGAACAGGACATAGGCGATCCCCCGATGCCCCGGCGTCAGCGTCATCCCTTCCGCCGAAGCGATCAGCGGATCGACCGCCTGATCCTCGCCCCCCAGATGCACGCGAAAAGCCGACACTTCACTCTTGAAGTCCCCCGCCGCTCCGCGCAGCAAATTGCCGTCCGCCCATATCCGCCCGATCGACCGGATCGACCGTGCCGACAGCGCCACCGCAAAACTCGCCGAATAGCTATAGGTCGTGACGCTCGCCCGCCCCTTGCCGCCGCCGCTCTTGCTGCGCGTCTCCTTCAGGTCCGTCGCCCAGATCACCGTCCCGGCGACCCGCATCGTCCCGAAAATCTTCGGCACCTGCGTCCCGTAACTCGATGTCTGCACCTGTAAGTCGGACAGGCGCGATCCCTCCCGCCCCTTGGGCTTGAACAGGACCTGATTGTCGATGACATTGCCGATCACCGCCCCGATCGCCGCGCCGATCGGCCCGCCCAGCACGGTCCCCACCGCCGTCAGCACCACCGTCGCCATATCTCTCTCCCTCACCGCGTCATTGCGAGCGCAGCGAAGCAATCCACTGGCGCTCCAATGGATTGCTTCGCTGCGCTCGCAATGACGAAAATTGCTATTCCTCGCGGATTCTACTCCACGGTCCACCAGCTAAGGACCGGCCAAGGCGACACCCCCGGCATCTCCACCACCCGCCCCAGCCCGGCATGCGCATGGACAAAGCCCGCCCCCGTCCCGATCATCAGATGCAGTTGCAAAGGCCCCGGCCGCACCAGCGCCAGATCGCCCGGCGTTCCTTCCGCCACCGCCCGCAACCCCGCCGCCCGCAACCATATCTCGGCCCGCGCCACATCCCCGCTGCGCAGCCCATAATCGCCCGGCGCCTCCCGCCCCAAAGCCAGCGCCGCCAGCCCCACGCAATCCAGCCCCTCCCGACCGCGCCCATGCAGCCGAAACGGCACGCCGATCAGCGCCCGCGCCCGCTCGACCGCCGCGCTCATGCGCCGGGATAGCGGGTCAGCAAGTCCATCCCCGGCAGATAAGGCTCCCCCCGGAAATTCACGACATTGCCGAACCGACCCGCGCAGGTCGCCATTTGCCGGTCGCACCCCTGCGTCAGCAGCGCCAAAGTCCCCGCCGCCACCGCAAAGGCCGGCGTCGTCAGCGCCCCGTCCAGCCCCCCGCTCATTCGCGTATCTCCACCAATGGCACCGACACCGCCTCCCCGGCGGCAAAGGTCGCCCGGTTGATCTCCAACCGGTCCTCGGCAAAGCGCACCGGCACATCGAAGCGATAGCCAGCGGTCAGCACCACGCCCTCGCCCGGCGCTTCGTCAAAGGCGATCACGCCCATGCCGGCATGGCTCCATCCGCCGATCATCTCGACGCCATCGGCCGCCACGCGGATGCTGCCCGCCACCGGCCGCGTGATGGTCCGCGCCTGCGCCTCCTCCCCCGCGCCATAATAGCGCATCAGCGGAAATTCGGCCGCCACACCGTCCCCCACGCCCAGCCGCTGGTCCAGCGGCCCCGGCGCAACGCCCGGCGCCCCGCTGCGATCATCATAGGGATCGCTGAAGCGGAACCCCCGCGCCGCGCCCCGCCGCGCCCGGAAGAAAGCGATCAGCATGGCGATATCCGCTTCGCTCCTCACCCCAGGCCCGGCATCATAGGACAGCCTGGCATCGGCCCAGTCGCTCGACCGCCGCTCATGCCCGGCCGGGCTTTCCACAATCTGCGTCGAAAAGGCCGGGGCCAGGCTCGCCTCCCGCCCGATGGCCATGGGAAAGATCACATCGTCAAAGGCTTGCACATCATCCTCCCCATCGATTGCAAAGCAGGTAAAGCCATCGCGGCACACTTGCGGCATCGCCCAGATGAAAGTCGCCGCCGTGCCCCGCGCGACAGACGCCTGCGCCGCCGCCACGATCGCCCGCCACTGCCCGGCCTGCTCCGGCAACAGCACGAAACCCGAAAAATATTGCTGTTCCTCGATCGGATAGCCCAGCCGCGCCGTCGCCATCTCCACGCCCCGCGCGGTCAGATGCGGCCGCCCCTCCGTCACCCATTCATAATCTTCCAGTTGCAGCACATCGAAGGCGGGCGAGGCCCAGCCGACCGGCATATTCGCCCGCTTGGCCTCCGGCGCGCGCGGATCGAGAATGGTCGGCAGATAGGCCAGCAAATGCGTCACCGCCCCCGGCGCAATCCCCTTCACATGCGCGCACAAGGCCGCCGTCGACGCCGCCAGCACCGCCCCCGCCGCATCCAGCAGATCGCACTGGTCGCTATCCAGCTCACCCCACACACTGTCGATCGACACCGGCGCCCCGCCAAGCGCCGCCCGCGCCGCATCGTCATAGATACAGATGCGCCCATCCCCCGGCATCACCCACCACCAGGGTTCACCCACCTGAAAGCGGATCGTCAGCCCCGCCTCCAACCCGATGGAAACAAAGGCCCCCGCCACCGCCTGCAAATAGGCCATCGCCCCGCTTTGCGCCGGCGACAGCAAAGTCGAAGGCGGCGACCATCCGGTCAGCGCCGGGTCGCCATTTTCCGCCCTCTGCTTCCAGTCGTTCCAGCAATGCGCATCGAACAATTCATAGGAGAGCGACCAAATCAGGTCGAAACCCCATGCCTTCACCTGCGCCGCAAAATCCCGGTGCCAGGCCGCGCAGGCCGCATTCAGCACCCCGCCCGCCAGACTGACGAACAGGTCGCTGCCCACCCGTTCCAGCCGGAAATAATGGCTCATCCCCACATAATGGTTGATCGCCCCGCGATAACCCAGCGCATGGATCGACGCCACGACCCGCGCGGGCGTCTGGTTGAAACAATCATCATAGCCGGTCGCCATCGCCAGCCCATGCTCCGGCAGCATCACATCGCCCACCGCCAGCACCGATCCCGCCCCGTCGCAACGTATCTCGCTCAGTTCCGCCCAGCCCTCGACCGCCGCCGGGAAAGGCGTATCCCCCGCATCATAATCGGGCGGCACCAGCGAAAGGAACATCCGGTCCACATCCCCCGCCCAGACCGGGTCCGCCTCATCGGGCAACAGATATCCGCCATTGATCGCCGCAAAATCCAGCGTGATGACAGCCTCTTCCGGCCCACCGCTCGCATAATTCCACAAGCGCACATACCAGGCCCGCGGCACCCCGCTCGCATCCCGCCCCTCGATCGTCAGCGTCGGCCCATGCGTCTCGTCCAGCTTGCGCAGACCACCGGAGCGCCAGCGAAAGGATAGCACACAATTACGAAAATCCCGCCGGGTCTCATAGGCCAGCAGGGGATGGCTCCATCTGTCCTCCGCTTCCCAGATCAGCCCCGCCAGATCCCCCGACCCATAAAAGACCGCATCCACGCGCAAAGCGTCGGCCGCAGTCGTCACCACCCCCGCCATCATCGGCCGGGGAAAATTCACCGTCCAGTGCGTCGCCGCAAAGCGCTTCATGAAGGCCGCCTCCTGCCCCCGCCGCGCATCGGCCAGCCAATAGCCCATCGTCATTGCGCCAATGCCCCCCGCACCGCCCGCGCCACCTGCCGCGCGCTGCGCGCCAGCAACCGGCTTTCGCTCTCGCCACCCCGGCCATTCACCGCGATATTCACCCGCACGTCGCGCCCGCCCGATCCGCCAGCCGCCACCACCTGCCCGCTGCTCGTCGGCACGAACAATTCCGGCCCGCGCTCGCCCACCATATAGGCCCGTCCGCCCGTCACCGGCCCACCGGTCGCCCGCCCCGGCGATCCCATCAGCGCCGTCAGCGCCGCCGTCGCCAGGCTCGCCGGCCCGCCCCCGCTGCTGCTCCCGCCGCCCACGGCCGATTGCAGCGCGCTCGCCGCAATCTCATTGAGCGCCGACAAAGCCACCGCGCGCAAATCGTCAAAGCCCAGCTTGCCGGTCCGTACCGCCCGCAACAGCCCCTGCTCGATCCGCCGCCCGGCCCGATCCGCCCCATCAGCCAGCGGCCCTTCCATCTCGCCCCGCATCGCCGCCACATCCCGGCTCAACCCCTGCGTATCCGCCCGCACCCGCACCACCAAAGTCTCGATCTCGTCTTCCATGTCAGCCCCCCGTCCCAAAATCCTCTCCTGGAAGGGGAGGTGGCTGGCGAAGCCAGACGGAGGGGTATTCGCGCAGCCTCAGATGGCGCGCAAATACCCCTCCACCACTCGCTTCGCGAGTTTGATGGAGTCACGTGCCTCCATCAAACCCCCTCCCCTTGCAGGGGAGGATTTCCGATGCCCGCACTAATCCGGCATCACCCCCATCAACCGCCGCAACTCCGCCGCATCCACGCCCGCCTCCCCCCCATCCTCCTCCCCCCGCGCCGCCCGCAGCACCGCCGCCAGCTCCACCGGCGTCGCGCGCCAGAAGTCGTCCGGCCGCCAGCCCAGCAGCCACCCGACCACCCCCGCCAGCCGCCCCGCCGCCTGCGCAAAGCGCGTCATTTTCCCGCCAATATCTGCTGCAAGATCGCCCTCAGCACCGGCGTCACCCGCGCCAGCCCCACCGCCAGCACCGCCTCGCCCAGCGCCTCACGCGTCAGCCGCTCGCGATCGACCAGACAATGCCAGAACAGCCCGACCAGCTCGGCCAGCGACAGCCGCCCGTCCGCCGCCCGCTCCACCAGCGCGAACAGCGGCCCCAGTTCCTCCTCGGCCGCCGCCAAAGCCGCGAAACTCGGCCGCACCAGCAACTGCTCGCCGCCAATCTCCAGCGCCGCCTCACCCCTCTCCGGGTTCGCCGCCGCGCCCGTCATTCGCTCACCACCGCGCCGCTGCTTTCCAGACTCAGCGTATAATTGCGCTCGCCATTATAATCCCCGGCATAGTCCAGCCGCGTCACCAGAAAGCGCCCGCGCATCCGCTCCCCGCTCTCGAAACTCAGCTCATATGCCTCGATCGTCCCGGCCAGCGCATGGTTGCGCACCCGCACTTCGGCGGCCGATCCGGTGAACAGCCCCGCCGCCGATACGCTGACCGATCGCACCCCCGCGCCCGACAGCAATTCACGCCAGCCGCCCGAATCCTTGCTGGTGATGTTCACCGCCTCGCCATTTACGGACAATTGCGTGGTGCGCATGCCCGCCACCGTCGCATATGTTGCGGGCATGTTGCCATCGCCCACCTTCAGCAAAAACGCACTTCCTTTTTCGACGCCCATGGCGCATTCTCCAGCCAAGCGACACCGACGTCCGAAGCACCCTGCTACGGCCCGGAAAATCGCGAAAAAACAGAAGACTCGGCCGCCTTCCGCGCGACCGGTCTCAATAGAAATCTGGGGTTGATGGAGAGGTCCCGATGATTGTTGCCGCTTCGCTTGCGATGATGCTTGCCGCCGCGCCTTCCGCCGATGCCGTGGGCACCGGGCGCAAGGAATTTTCCAAATGCCTGAGCGCCCAGACGCAGCCCGCGCTGGAAAAGAAATTATCCGTCGGCGATTTCCAGTCCGCGATCAAAAGCGCCTGCGCCGACAAGGAAGCCGCCTTCCGCAACGCCATCATCGCTCAGGACAAGGCCGACAAAATGTCCGACGCCGCCGCCAGCAGCGACGCCGACGACCAGATCTCCGAATATGTCGACAAGATCACCGGCGAATATGAAGAAAGCAGCCGCCCGAACTGACATCCGTCATTGCGAGCGGAGCGAAGCAATCCACTGGCGCACCCATGGATTGCTTCGCTCCGCTCGCAATGACGACCATGGTTGTCGGCTTCACTCCCGCACCGCCCGCACCCGATAATCCACAACGCCACGCCACCCCTGCGCGCCACTCCGCGCCACCCGCGACCGCAACAACCGCGCACTCACGATCCGCCAGCCCTGCTCCACGCCCGCAGCGACGATCGCCGGATCGACCCGCCCGATCATCCCGGCCAGCCGCCCCGGCGTCTCGTCCGCCACCACCAGCCCGATGGTCAGCCGCAATTCGCGCCCCTCGACATCCTTGCCGCCCCAGTCGCTCCCCAGACATTCGCCGACAAAGCCACAGGGTGCCGCCGCCCGCACCGGCTCGCCATCATAGATCCCATTGACCAGCGCCATCAGCGCTGCATCCGCCCGCAACGCCGCGATCACCGCCGCGCGCACCGCCACTTCCGCGCTCATCGCCCTCTCCCCGCTTCCCGCAGCGCCAGATCGCGCAGCCATCGCGCCCGCAGCCCCCGCCCGGCCGCCACGACATCCTCGCCCTCGACCAGCGCGTCGACGCCCTCGTCCCGCAAAGCCGCCACGATCGCCACCCGCCGCATCGCCGCCCGCGCCTCCACCAGCCGCACCAGCGCCGCCCTCATGCCAGTCGCATCCGCCGGAACGGCCGCCACAGCGCGCTCACCACCGCCGGCGGCGCCGCGCTCTCATTGCCCCGCGCCAGATAATGGTCCGCCGCCAGCCGCACGATCCCCTGCCGCAGTGCTTCGGGCAACCCATTCATCTCCCCGGCAAGTCCAGCGCGATAGCGCACCGCCAGCAGCCCCGGCTCCCCCGCCCGCGTCGCCCGCACCCAGCCATCGCCCGCCGCATCCACATCAATCGCATAGGCGCCCACCGCCAAAGCCGTACCATCCGCCGCCGTCACGCTCTCGATGCTCAGCACCGGCCGCGCCGACAGCCTTTGCCAGCGCCCATCACCCGCCACCGTCTCGCGCGCCTCCCGCGCCACCAGCCACTGGCCGACAAATTGCTCGCACAGCGCCGCCGCACTGCGCAGCAGCCCGGCCAGCACCGCATCTTCCGCCCCCGTCTCGATCCGCAAATAGGCTTTCAGCTCCGCCAGCGACGCCGCCAGCCCCCCACTTTCCTGTTCCACCAGCATCAGCGTTCCTCCACCCGGATCGTCAGCGTCCGCTCATCCACCTGCCCGTCGGACAGGGTGACGCGATTGGTCAGCCGATAGACATGGCCGATCACCCCACCGCTCAGCCGCACGCTGCTGCGCTGCGCCTCGAACGCGCTCACCTCCACCACCAGCCCGCCCGTCTCCACCGGCGCCACCGTCCATCCGCTCGCGACCAGGCTCTGCCCGGCCAGATAGGCGGACCAGTCGACGCCATGGTCGATCCGTGCATCCGGGTCTTTCAATAATAGGCTCATCTTATCCTGCTCCCCCGTTCCGCCTCGGCCCGCGCCGTCCGCGCCTCGCCCGGCACGCGCCAGCCCTGCCCCGGCCGCACGCCGCTGCGCCACGGCCCTGTCCAGCGATCCGCGCTCTGCGCCAGATCGCCGATCACCCCCGCGCCCAGCGCCTCACCCTGCATGGCCCGCCTCCAGCGCCGCCACCCGATCCGCCAGCGCCGCGATCGCGTGCCGCTGCCATGCCGCCTCCAGCGCCAGACATTCCTCATAGCGCAGCCCCCAGCGCTCGCCCGCCGCCCGCGCCGGCCGCACGACAACGCCTTCGTCATCGCGCGCCTCGGCCTGCGCATCCCACGCATCATGACAGAGCAATCCCCAGCGCTGCGCCGCGCCATCGCCCATCCGCGCATCGATCGCGTCGCGCACCTGCTGCGCCACCAGCCCGACATGCCATCGCGCAGCGTCGCCCTTCTCCGCCACCGCCGCACGAAAGCGATAGCGCACCCAGCGCACATCACCCCACGCCTCGATCAGCGCCGGATCGACAGCCTCCATCTCCTGCTTCTCGCGAGCGTCGGACGTGCTGATCGTCCCGCTCCCGGCATAGACGATCGACCATCGCAGCGCGGCCCCGCCCAGCGCCAGACTATTGTCGCTTGCCGGCGCCAGCACGCCGCCCACCTGAAACTCGCCCGTATCCCGCCGGATGGTCAGCGCCGTGCCCAGCACCGATCCCGCGTCCGAAAAACGCCGCAACGCAAAATCCGCCCCCGCATTGCTCCCGCTCTCCGCGCCATTGGTCTTGCCCATGTCCCAGCGCCCCGCCGTGCCGCTGCGCCACCGCAGCAGCGCATATTGGCCGGCCAGCGAGTCGATATAGGAAAAGGCGGTCGAGGAGGGATGGCTCACCTGCAAGCTGGTCAGCCCCGCCACCGCCCCGCCGCTGATCGCCACCGCCGAAGCGGCCTGCACCGCCATGTCACCCAGCCCCAGCGCGCTGCGCGCCCCGCTGGCGCTGGTCGCCCCGGTCCCTCCGCTCGCCAGCGCCAGCGTCCCGCCCAGCGTCAGCGTCCCGCTGCCCGTCACCGGCCCGCCCGACACGCTCAGCCCCGTCGTCCCGCCGCTCATCGCCACGCTGGTCACCGTGCCACTCGTGCTGCTCGTCCCCGCGCCGATATAGCTGCGCACGCCCGCCGCATCCGCCCGCGTCAACAGCGCCCGGCCGAAACTGGTCGTCGCCAGCGCCGCGATCGCCTCCAGATCGGCGTCATAGGCCTGCACGTCGCTGCCGATCGCCAGCCCCAGATTGCTGCGCGCCACGCTCGCGCTCGACGCCCCGGTGCCGCCATC